CTAAACTGCCCATTAGGGCTAATGCTGCTGATCGCCAGCACGTAGTACATAGATTGCTGGTCAATCGTCAGCACGGCATCTACAAATGTGCCGCCCATGTAGGCGTTGCCGTAGACAATAGGTAAGGTATTGGTGGTGTTAGGTGCTACCTGTTGTCTGACGCCTTGGTCAACGGGCTGGTTTGCTGTTGGGTCATTTGGGGCAAATATCCTACCAATGACATAACTTACGGCAAAATTAACTGCAAAGGTTGATATCGCTACAGCAGCAGCCCCGCCTCCTAATAATGCTGCTCCATACGCAATAATTGTCGCAACCATTTAATGCACCCGAAAGAATGTTGCTTGCATGGGGCTATAGCCTCGCTTGGTGTAATCAATCCAAGTATTGTTTGCCATCACAGCGGTGACTGCTACATCAATGCGCCCATCGTCAATTAAATCTGTAGCCAGCCGATCAAATTCTTTCCAAAGCCTGCCGCCAACTGTCCCGTTTCTATGCTCGGGCTTGACCCACCAAGCCAGTTCGTGAAGTTCGTAGACTTCAGGACACCAGACGTTTGTGGTTATAAGTGCTGCAATAAAGCCGCGAGATTCATTGTCAATCAAAACAAATCCTCGCCCTGCCATCATTTGCGTCATCAGGTTGGCAACGTGCGCTTCATCATGCGCTGCTGCTGCTTGCAATGCTGGCACAGGTGTCTGTGTGCTGTAGTCACGCATCATTTGCAGCAACTCAGGCATATCGTGTTTGTTGGCTTCGCGGATCATCAATTCGGCCCTTCAAAAGTTGTTTGAGCGTTTGATGTGTTGCTGCTGACGGTTGCGGATTGTGGTGGTTTGCCAAAGTCAAAATACGTGGCTGCAATCGCAGGAACACGACTCATGCTAGTGTCGCTCGGGTAGATAAAATTCCACGCCTTGGGAGTCGTTTTAATGCCTTGTATGCGGTTTTCTAAGATGGTTCTAAAGCTGGCGCAGGTGATGCCAACCGTGGCAATCCGTGTCCGCAGTTGATCGTTGAAATCTTCAGTGATTGAACAATTGCTGACAATGCCTGAATACCGTTTAAAAAACTGCTGGCTAGGGCTGGTAATGATTTGGTTGTTGCTGTCCAGGAATCCACGCCAAACGTCAATGTTGCTGCCCTTAATGTTGGCGGCAAGCACAACAGACACATTGGTGCCATCAACACCGGCAAGCGATATAGCCAAATCTGCGCTGTTGGCTTTAATGCTTCGGTCAATGGCGCTAATTGTGAGCAGACTTCCCAGGTTGGTAAACGTCATGCCGTCTACGGTAATTGCTGCCGCTGCATTGCAAAAGTAATAGGTTGCCGTGCTGGTGATTAGCCGTATGAATTCAGCCTGGATGATGGATGAGCTGCTCAGTGCAGCCATTGTGGTGGTCATCCTGTTATGTCCTCAATAAACACAAAATCCCCATCCCACTGCACAAATGCGCCAGAAGTCATCGGATTGAGTGTGTAAGTTGGGCATTGTGCCGCCAGCAGATAAAACGTACAGGCCGAGCCGACTGCGCTCAATGTGCCTGTTGACGGAGTGCCGATTACAGGACGATGCAAGGTCACGCTCACTGTAGAGCCGCCGCCACGCAAAACCTCGGCGGTGACTTTGTACGGGTAAATGCCAAGCTGTAGAAAATCGCCAGCGGCAAATACTACAGCGGATGATGAAACGCTTGGGAGGTTGCCAACAGTGATTGTGGTTGCGTTGGCGGCTGGCACGGCGGCAAGGGTTAGGGCTGCTGCCTGTCCACTTGTCAAGCCGCCTTTGTAATCGTCAAACCAACTCAGTAAGCTGCTGGCAAATGTAATTGTCTCAGGAAGCTGACGGTCTTTGTTGTCAATGGCTTGGATAACGCCTCGCACTTGTGGGTAGTACAGATAGGCGTGCGGTCGCACCGTGAATGACCAAGGCACAGATGTGAGGTATTCAGCTACGCGAACTTGGCCTGATCTGCTGACTTGCTGCCCAACAGTGCGCCGATTTTGAACGCTAATACTTTGGCTGATTTCAAAGATGGTTTGGAAACTCATGTTCTGCCCCTGCCGAGCGATAGGTTTTTGGCTCCGTAGGCGTTTGCTGCCCAGACTGCTTTGCTGCTGCCAAGAATGCGATCTTCAAACGACTTGGTGTCAATAGCTTGAATGTTGTAGTTTGTTATGTTGGTAGAGCCGCCCATTGCCATTGAATGATTTGGAACAATTGCGCCAGCACTGCGAGGCACAAACAACTCTGGCCCACGTTCTCCCACTAAATATGTGCCGCCACTTTCTACCGGACCACCGTCTGCTCTTGGCCCAGAATTTGTCCGATCAAGACTTACAGACGGAAATATGAAGTTTGCTAACGGAGCAAATAGATTTGTTGCGGCTGCGCGGAGTTGTATTGCCAACATATCTTTAATAATAGACTTGGCAAAATCTCCAAAATTTAATTTGCCTGTAGTTACAAACTCATCCAATGCTTTGGACATACTGCCCATCAAAGAATCAAAGGATTTGGCACCTGATTCAAAACTGGTTTCCATGTTTCTGTTAACAGCATCTAGCCTTGATACAAAACCTTCATAAAAACCGCCAGATGTTTGAGATTTTAATATTCTTCCGCGCTCAACTATATTTTGCAATGCTTTTTCATTTAATTTGTCTTCTCGTGCAAGCGCTTCTCTTCTGCTTTCTCTATCAAGATTTTGCATTGCATTTATTGTTTCTACGGCATCAATATATTTCCATGTTTGCTGCAATATTTCTTTTTCTTCTTGCAGTTTTTCTGCTTTTAAAAAACGTCCTTTTTGCTCCAGCTTAAACATTTCCTGCTCTCTAGCCAGTAAAATTATTTGCTGCTCTTGTCTTTGAGCATATTGAGCATTGCCTTGCGCGTACAAACCTTGTTGTTCTGCTTGTGCTTGATTTGCATCTTCAACATCTTTTCGCTCTGCTTCGTAGCCTTTCATAACCAAATCTTGCTGTTTTTTTATAGCGTCTTGTTTTTGTTTTTCCAAATCTTGCCAAAGATGATTAAATTCAGATAGCTGTCGTTTGGCTTCAGCAGCAGCTTTATCAGCGGCAGCTTTTGCTTCTGGACTAATCCCTAAAGTTGTTAATCTTTTAGGTGCATCAATTTTGTTTTCTTGTTTTGCAGCAGAAAACTCATCTGCTTTAATTCTTTGAATGGCTATTAGCGCATCTTGCTCTCTTTGCAAGGCAAGTATTTCTCTGTCAATAGTTGACAAAACTAATGGTCGCCCAAGAGCCAATTCTCTTTGTTTTCCCAACTCCGCAATTTCTTTGCTTAATTCTACAATCCTAACTGTAGGGTCGTTGCCAGTCCCAAACCCAATAAATTTTCCAAAAATAGTAAATGACAAATTAGATATATCTAAGGCTTTTAACCATTGACCTAATTTTAATAAACTTGGGCCTAATGATTCAGTAATCAATAAGCTAATTTCTCTACCTACGCCTTTAAATAAATCAAATGCCTGTGCCGCATCTTTAATGGCTTGCTCTTGTTCAAGCGTTGCGCCTTTACCTTCTCTTAGTCCTTTGGCAAAGTCCACCATGTCTACGCCTTTAGACGCTTTACCAAACGCATCTGCCGCCCTAGCGTTTCGGGTCAATGGGTCTTCCATTGCTGCAATTGCTTCAGTCGTTTTAATCAACAACTGCTGCGTAGACATATTCCCAATGTCTTTTAAAGATATGCCTAAATCGCTAAATGTTTTTTGTCCTTCAAATGAGCCTTTTGCTGCTTTGTCTACAAAGTCTGTAAAACTGGCAATCATCTTCCCAGCGTTTGCACCTTTGCCGCCAGAGTTTTCTAAAGCATTTGTGAGTTTAATAATTGAGTCAATGGCAATGTCATTGGCTGCTGCTACATCAACAATTTCGTCAGCGTATGCAACTGCTTTATAAGTGGCAACAGACAAAGCAGCACCAAGCGCCAGCACTGCATTTTTAGCTACGCCAACGGCTGCTGTAGCAAAATGATCTAACTTTCTGGATGCAGCTTCTAAACCAGTGACAAACTCGGCGCTGTTAAGGCCCAGGGCTACACCAAGCCGAGCAATGTTAGCCATGATTAAATCGTCCTTTGCTAAAGCCTGGCGCCTGCACCATAAACGCTAACAGGCTGTCATTAGCCTGCGCTGCAAGCTGTTCTTGACTGGCTGGAGGGTACAAATAGTCATGCACTGCGCCAAGCGTGCCTGCAAGCCTGTACGGGGTTGCGTGGGGCGGTCTGATGTAGTTAAAGACGCCGGTTGTCAATACGGCAAGCTGCGCCAGCAGGCCATGATTGCCAATGACTCCATCGGCGTACATTGTTTGGATTTGCAGCATAGTGATTTGGTCAAGGGCAGCAATTGATTCTGGTGTATGCCCATTGAAGACCATCGCTGCGGCGACTTGCTCCCTCAATGAGCCAATTAGTTTCCCCGGTTCTCCTTGTAGCCTGGACTGATAACTTCATTGATCTTTTCTACTAAAGCCAATTGCACGCTCAAAGGCCATTCCAATTCAATTTCAGCGTAGGTAATGTCGTCCAAAGTGTTCTCTGGGTTTTCTGGTTGGAGCAGGCGAATCATCTCAGTGATGCGTGCCTCCATCATTGCTTTGTTTGTAGCGGCCTCTCGCATTGAGCGCCCAGACACAACAACATCGTTATCCGTAAAAACCAATTCTTCGTTTTTCAGCGTCTTAAATTCGTCTAAGGATTTTGTCAAGTCAGCGTAAATTTTGTCAATCGCTGCGCTGTCTGGTTTGATAATGCGGCTGTGCATGGCATCGCTTTCGCTCACCAGTGGCACTCGCACTCGGAAGGCGTGGCCTCTAAGGTCAAACTTTTTGATGCGGAATTCTGCGCCTGTTCCCAATGCGCTGGATAGTCTTGTCATAAATTTGCTTTCTTGTATTGATCTAAACGTCTTGCTAATATTTGCCCTAAATTTTTTACTGTGCTTTGCGATTGTGATTCTAACGCAACACGCAAATAAGGATGTTTTGGATTGCGTGCAGAACCAAATTCTTGGGCTACGGCTCTTGCATCATACGGGAAAATAGACTTAGCAAACTTTCTAAATTTCTTTTGATAGGCTTTTTTATCTGATTCATATAATGCTGCGTTTGCTGCATAAAATTCTTTTTTAGCTTTTTTGGGAAACGCTTTGGTTGTAACAAGCGCAATAACTGTATCTGTAATTGCAATGTATTTTGATCGCTTGTCTTTGCGATTTGGGCGTCTAGCCTCTATTTGTAAGGTGCGTTTAAGGTCACCAGTGTCCTCTGGTGCTCCTGCCCTAGCTTTAGCCAATACTGGCTTCATGGCCTCTCGCACTGCCGGGATTAGGATTTTGCTGTTGGCTTTTTTGTCGCCAATTTCGTCAGCTAATTCTCGAAAGACTGCTTGGACACTGCCCATGCCTTCAAGTTTGATGCTGACGCTCATGTCATCCTCGGATGATGTCTTTGTACATTAAGTTGTTAAGTTCTACGACAAATTTCACGATCTGTTCTGGCGTCATTGTGTCGGCATGATTAGCTGCTATTTGATGCACCAGTTGGATGCCTGTCATCTTTTGCTGGGTAAACCCAAACCAATCCTTGCGTGACTCGGCTTGGGATACCAAAAAATTCAGCAGGTCATTCGTGTTCTGTATTTTGTCGGACATTTTTTTCTAAGAGTTTTAGGCAGACATATTCCGCTGAATCTGTATTTGCCTCTGCCAACGCCTCGGCAATCTCCGCTGCGCTAACTAACTGCTGCCGTGCAAGCGCAGCTAGATCGCCGTAACTGCTGGTCATTTCTGCCAGCACTGCCGCTATTGCGGTCATACCGTGTTGCTCCAGCCGTATTGATTACCGCGCGGCTGAATCGTAAAGTTAACTTTTGCCTCGGCACCAGGTGCGCTGTCAATTGTCCACTGGCTGACCCTGCCGTTAAAAGCGTAATAGATGGTGTTTGTTCCATCAGTTGCAGCAATCACGTAGGTGCGATCAATAGTGCCGTTGTAAGCGTCTGCACGCAAGAGCAACAGTACGGTATCGCTCGGGTTCCAAGCTGCTGTAATGCTCATGCTAGTCGGCGCTGATTGCACAGGGATTTTGTCGGATTGACGCGAGCCAGCTACCATAAAGGACGCTACGGCATCATCTTGACCAAAAGCTGGGATTGCTTCAACGGGCACTAAATTGCCGCTGATTGCAAGTGGCGAAACGCTGCCTAAAACGCTCAAATTTGCAGTCGTTAGTGGAGTTGGCGTTGCGCTGGGTTGAGCGTAAAGAGTGGCACTAAAGCCGGGTAGAATTTTTGTCGGGAGAGCCATGATAAGTTCCTTTGTTGAGAGGGTAAAAAATTTATTGTCTTATCAGGTCGGTATATCTAGTGTGCAGTCTAAAATTACTTGTCCGAGTTTTTCATCATTATCGTAGGTGTTGTAAAGCCATTGAACATCAGCCTTGCTAATCTGTATGCCGTAGGTTGCACCGCCAAACAATCCAGAGTAGCCGTGGAGCGATTGTAGTATCTGATTGCTGATTGAAAAACCGTCTTCAATGACTTGGGTAAAAATACTGATTTGGAATACTGGCGTGTCAATGCCTTTGACGGATTGAAAGCTGCCGGTGTAAACGGGCTGGTGAATGTTTCGCAGCATCCAAGTTACAAATTTTGGCTCGGTTGCAAAGTTTCTGTTAAAGGTAGCGTAGACCGGCACAGGCGTGACAATGGTTGTCAATGCCGCTTGGATGGCCCTGGCATATGTGACGGGGTTTTGCTGGGCGGTCATGTTGCCGTTACCGGGTCATTGCGGTAGGCCATTATCAAAACGCTCATGCGATCATCTGATTCTTGCACATCATTAATGCGCCAATCTTGCGTGCGATAAGTGATGCTAAACAAATGCTGGGCGTTGGCTATTGTTTGCATATGCGGCGTGTAGTTCAACCGAAACCGCACTAGGTTATCGTACAGCCGATATTTTTCTGAGATTTTTAAATTGTTGCCTACCGCCGACACTGTGGCTCGGGTGTCAAACCATTTTGTCGTGGTCGTGGTTTGTTCGCCAAAAGCCGTCTTGCTAAAGGTAAGGTTATTGATTGCAATGTTTTCAAAACGTGCAATCGCCATTACATGACCAATTCTTTGTAGGGACGAAGCAAAGTGTCCACGCCAAACGGGATATTTTTAAGCGATGCTTCGGTGCTGTTGCTGCGTTGGTTGTACAGGTGCGTTAGCAGCAGCAAACCAGCCTGTTTAATGGCAGGATACGTCTGTAGCGGGTTAGCGGCGGTGGTGTAGTTCACGACAATCGGGTTTGCCATGTCGCTAGTGATTGTCGGCAAGCTGGTCAGGATAACTCGGTTGCCGCTGGCATCGTAGTAATAGGTTGATGCTGCTAAAAGGGTAAGAGTTGGCGGTGCGCTGTTGTTGTAGTAGCCAACAGAGTTAATGGTTAGCCCTGCTTGCGTAGGGTATAGATTCTGGCTGACTGCTGGCAAATCTAGCGCCATTGGTGCGGTGATGGTTCCCTGTGCGCCGTACCAAACCCGATACGTCATAGAAAATATGGACATTCCCAAATAATCTTCTATGGCAAACCTAGTCGCCAGTTCTAGACTGCTTAGATAGTCATCTTGGCTTTCATCGTCAAACAGATTTAGCTGTTGGGTGATTTCGTCCAGCGTAAGCCAGGGCGTTACCACATCCCGATTTAACTGCTCAACTTTTGCATAGTTAAACGGGTTGCGGGTTGACCCACCTTGTGCGCCAAGGATTTCGCTGGACATTGTTAGACTCCAACCAGACGCACGCCTGCAAACGGGTCACGCACGGTAGACACCATTCGGCGCTCGGCGTACAGCGTGATAAAGCCTGGTGCGCTTTGCTCCATTGCTTGCACAGTCATTTCTTCTACGTCTGCAATAGTCACAAACCTAGGCCAGTTAGCAAGATACATTGTAAATTTGCCAGCCGCAACGGTTTCCATGTTTGGGTTTGCGATTACAGGCCAGCCAAAAATATTGTTTACTGCGCCGCCATCATCATCGCCAGTTTCTGCCAACAATCGGCTAGCGTTACCGCTGCTTGCTGCTTTAAGTTGCCGCAAGTCGTGAATTGTGTCTGGGTGCATCATCCAAGCGCAGCCAGGCAAATTCCAATATTGTGCTGGGAAACTTTTTGCCATATTAACCAAATCATCGTACACAAAAGCAGCGCCGTTTTGCGATACCGTCAATATTGTGTGGATGCCGTCTGTAATTGCAGTGCCAGATGAGCCGTAAGCTGCCGAGCCGCTTGCATAATAATTTAGTCCACGTAGGCCATTGGTGCTGCCTGTGCTTGTCGTCGTAGAACCTGTTTGATCGTTGTTTAAGATCATGCTTGCACCTTCAAGCTGTGCAAATTCCAGCATCATGTCTTCAACAAGCGTTTCATTCAAATAGTTAATGTCGCTCATTACCGCTGTTCGCACGGGCAAGCTGGCGCTGACTACTCGGGTTGGCAATTGCCAAATGCTGGTAGCAATGTTGGGTGAGCCAGTGTTTGGAGTTGCAGCGTAAAGCCAGGGGTTTGTGCTGTTGGCAGCGTTACCTGTTTTTGCGACAAACTGCACGCTAGAGCCAGCCGCAGGAATTACCCTAGACAATTCCCGGATTGGATTTGCAAATCGCAGTGCAGCAAAGGCGTTGTCAAAAAATGTGCGCCCACCAATTCCGTTTCCGGAACCAGTGAGGGCTGAGGCTTCGGTTAAATCAATCTTGACTGCATGGCCTTCGTGCAGCGTTTGCTTGATGCCCGACAAAATGCGTGCTGTAGTCATTTAATTTTCCCGAATGTTAAAAAAGGCAGGGAGAGTCCAACCTCCCCCTGCAATGGCAACTTAGGTCGCAGTGCCAGTCGAGCGATAACGAATAATGGCGTTCGGGTCACGGATGCTGGTTGCCAGCCGTTTTTCACCATAAAAAGTAATCGATCCTGGGGTCGTCTGGTCGTAGCGGCGCATCACCATATCCATTCGATCAATAATGGTGTGTCCACGTTGGAAATCTCCAAAATACATTGGGTACATTGACGTAGTGCCTGCGCTGCCAGTAGTTGCTTGACTTGGGTTGTCAAGATACTTATTCATCACAACATTAAAGCCCAACAGTTGCCCAATAATGCCGTCTGGATTCAGAGATTCCATAGAGTTAAAAATCGGGCGCCCATTGGTGTCTTGCAAGCCACGGATAGCTTGTGCAAGCACAGGGTTGACCATAAAACAAGCGCTAGTTGTCCAATATTGCTGCGGCAGTGCGTAGCAAAGATTAATAACGTCTTTGTAAACAATGGCGTTGGCTCCTACCGTATTGACGTTTGAAGTTGTCTGATCGTAGGTAGCAATACTGTGCAAGCCGGTTGCGCTGCCCGTGCCGCTGGTGCCGTATGCCGCTGCGCTGGTAGTGCCGCCGGTATAGGTAGCATTTGCGCCAGGATACTGATCTAGACCACGCAAACCGCTTGTGCCGCCGTAAGTGTTAGGCGAGTTTGTTTGGTCGCTGTTTTGTATCATGGACTGCGCTTCGGCCTGTGCAAACTCCATCAACATATCGTCAACAATGGTGCCTTCCAGCCCGTCAATGTCGTCCAGTGCCGCAGTGCGTACTGGGAATTGAACGTTCAAGTCTTGCAGCACCAATTGCCAAATGTTCATGTCCTGCGTAGTTGCAGAGCCGTTGTTTTGGACGGTATACCCCCAGGTTGCGCCAGCGTTGCCGGTTTTGCTGCGGAACTGATAGCTTGAGCCATCAGTAACAACGGTGCGACTTAGTCCACGCATTGGGTTTGCCAAACGCATTGCAGCAAACACAGGGTCATAGCCCGTGCGTCCACCGATACCATTACCACTGCCGGTTAGCGCAGAGGCTTCGTTCATGTAGGCAAGATATTGGCTTTCATCGGCAAAAATCTTAAGTGCTTTTTCCACCCGATTGTTTGCAGAATAAAATGATTTCAGTTGTTCACGAACTGAGCGATTAACGTCACCGCGAGTTGTTTTGGCAATGCGGATAACGGCAGGCATTTGCAACGTGCTGATTTTTGCCTCAAGCGCCGAGATTTTCTCGTTCATCTCATTTTTGGCGGTGTCAATTGCAGCAGTAGCTGCGCTGGTAACTTCAGCAATCTTGGCGGCGTTAGCGGCTTCAATAGCGTCGAGTTTTTCAATGATGACTTGGGACATGATTATTTCCTTAAACGGTTAGACAAAGTTTGCAGTAATTCCCGCTGCTCAAGGGCGGCGAGTATGGTTGCCTCCGCATCAGAATCGCTCTGAATCGGCGCAATTTCATTTGGGATTTGGACAACATCACGCTGTTCCAGCACCTTTTTGAAAGTCGATGCAGCGGCAACCGCATCACTCTTGGACAGTCCAGCATCACGCAGGCTTTGTTCCAAAATCTTCAGATTTGCAGACCCATCGGGCCTAAAATATTCCAGCTTGCTGACGCAGGCTTCGGGATTGTTAGGGTACATCACGACAGACACTTCCCGCAAACCGCCCTTTGTGATCTGGAAATATGCCTCATCAGATTGGTCTGGTTCGCCTTCAGCGTTGACCATCTGGTAAGTTTCCGCATACGCGCCAACAGATACCCCGCCAAACATAGCAGGGGATTCTTTCATCACGTTGTAAAGATCGCTGCCCTGGGTGGTGTTGGTGTAGAGCCTGCCGCTGGCAGTCATGCCAGTGTCGTCAAACTCAAAGTGCATCCATTCGCCAACCGGGATTGCGTCTGCTGAGTGATTGACAAACATAGGCAACGGCCTGCCCATAGCCTCAAACTCTTTGGCCCAATCTGCAAAGCCTTCAGCTTGATAGTTAAACCTGCGCCCGTCTGCGCCTTCTCGCGGCCCCCAGCTTGTGACCCTGGCTTCAATTGTGCCGGGTTGCTGGTTGAGATTTAGTTTTGCTTCGCAGACGATTAACAGATCGTTCATGGATTACCTCGGTTGTTTTGGTTTTATCCATATCGTGTATTGTCTGCGGCTTCTGCGGCTTTTTTTGCTTGAACTTTGCGAGCAGCATTGCCAGTTCGTACGGGGTCTTATTTGCCAATGTTCATTTTCCTTGTCTGACCACCACCGCCGCCGCCAGTATCTTGCGGACTGCTGCCAGGAATTGTATCAGCAGGTTTGCCTGCTTTCAATTCGTCGCCACCGTCCATGTTTTTCATGCCAAGATATTCCCGTGCCTCATTTGCGGTCATTATGCCAGCATTAACACCAGCTACTGAAAAATTCATTTGGTCTACCGGTGAACCTCGCAAAAATGCCCTTGTGTCAAATTCTACACACAAATTTGGATATCCAACAAGCAAGTGCTGTTTCAGTTTTTGCTGGACATTGACAATCAGCGGGTACATACTGGATTTGTAGAATTCATCCAGCATGGTCTGAGTGTTGTTGTATTTCTGGTCGGCAATGCCAATCATTGCTGGCGGCACGCCAAACAATCCGCAAATGCGTTTCATGGTCTGCTCTTTTAGCTTGGCACAATCCGTGTCTTGCAGCGTCAGCATATCCAGCGGCTGGTATTTCATGCCCTGATCTAGCAACATTCCCTGCCCTGGCTTGCTGGGGTCTGCGTTGCGGCTGCCTGTCATTGATGACCATGCTTCTTTGAGCCGTGCTGCTATTTCTTTGTATTTGCCATCAGGGATGACGTTTTCGGTAACAAACATTCCGCTAGGCTTGGCACCGTTTTGCATGACGTAGTTGGCGTAAAGGTCAATGTCTTGGTCTAGGCCAATCAATTCTGCTGCCAAAATGCCTTTGTTAAAACCGCCATTTCCCTGCCAAGCAGCATCTACCAAGTGCATAACTTGATGTGCTGCAAGCGGTTCGTCCCGATTAAATCCGTAGGCTGGCGTACTTAGTCTGTAGCTAGGGTATCTGGTTACATTTACTGTTGTACTGATTAAAGTGCTGTCAAAAACGTACATTTCCAGCGGGGTTTGGGTGCTGCTTTCTTGGTCTTTGCGCCACCACAGAATGTAAACCTCGCCCGATAACTCATGCCACATGATGTACTGGTAGAAAAACTCGTAGGCACTTTGAAAATTGTTGGGGTTGTTTAGCAGGTAGGCCACTTGTTTGGCTTTGGCTTTATCCCTAGCACTTACCTCTGGGCTTTTAACAGCATCGTGGTAGCTGCCACCGTCCATCTCGCACATAATGCGGATTGGCAGTTGAGCCATTGCCCTGGCTTTGGCTCCTACGCACGCCATGATGGTCGAATTACGACTCATCATGCTCATGTCTACGGGTCTGCCAGCGTCTGTGCTGCTGCCTGTGGTGACGTAGAGAATCTGACTGTTGGCGCTGTTGTATTTGTTGCTGCTGCCCCACAATACATTGTTGCCAAGGGCAGTCTGCCCAAACATTGAATTAGATTCTTTGCTTGTTTTTTGTTTGAAAATGTCAAATAAAGCCATGATTTCCCTTTAAAAAGTTCTGAAACCAAAACCTGATTGTACGGGATTGTCTAAATTGCAGTGCATACTAATGATGAGCGATATGATGCCGTCCACCTTGGCAGACTTGTCAGCTTCGTTTTTCCGCACTTTGACGTTTCCATTCACATCTTCGTAAACTTCGCAGTTTCCAAGCTGCCAGCCAACAAATGGATTGCCATCGTGCTTGATACTGTATTGCATCAGCAATTTTTCCACGTGCTTGCTTGGGTTGCTCAATACCGCCATGCCTTGGCCCACTTTTTTTAGCGGCAGGCCAGCATCGTTGAGCCGAGCCACTAAGCTGGCAGCGTTGTAGGCGTCAAAGCCAATTTCTTTTACTTCGTACTTTTCGCACTGCTTGAGGATGTACTCGCTGATTTCTCGGTCATCCATCACATTGCCCTGTGTAATGTGCAAAATGCCTGATTTTTGAGCCATTGCAAAAATATCGCCGTAGTGCTTAGGAATTAAATCGTAGCCGTCTGACGGCAAGAAAAACTTAAACTCGGCTTCGTAGTCATCATCACTGAATCGCTTGAGCGTGCAAACTGCGTTTAAGTCACGGGTAGCTGCAAGGTCGAACCCAATGAATACTGCTTCGGGCTGTCTATCAGGCACCAGGGCGCATTTAGCGTCATCCCAATATGCACGGTCCACCCAGGCTGAATTTGCGCTCACGTAGACGTTTAGCGTCTTGCAAAGAAATTCGTTTAGGGCGGCAGGCTTGTGCTTTGCCATTTCTGCCCGTTCAGCGATTGCTGATTCAAAAACTGATATGCCGTGCATTGGATTTGCTTTTGCCCAAGTGCTTGGGTCACGCCAATCATCGCCAGCGTCCAGGCTGTACAGCAGGCCAAACCAGTGCGGGTTATCAGTGGCCTCGCCCGTCAGCATGGATTCCATCAAGGTTAAATCTTCGTGAAATTTGGTTTCTTTGGTAAAACTGGCGGTGGTGATATAAATTCGCAACGGGTTAAGCCTGGCAACCATGCCTGAGTGCAGTACTTCAATACTGTTGCGGTCAACAATCTGGGCGGCTTCGTCCACAATAGCGCAGGCTGGATTCATGCCATCGCCTGTTTTTTTGGTGTCCCTGGACAATGCCTTGAATACTGTCTGACTATCGCCTGCTTTGGTAATCTGATGGCGGCTGACGTTGTACAGGGCAGCAATATTTTGCGGCATGGCTTCTACAAACCCTGTGGCGGCATGAAACACAATCCCGGCTTGCTCCCTGGTTGTTGCCAGCGTATAAACCTCTGCGCCTGCCTCGCCCCAGATTAATTCGTACAGGGCGATAACTGCGGTTAGTGTAGATTTGCCAGCTTTGCGGGGTACAAACACAATCACATCTGTGACCATGCGCTGGGCTTTGTTTCGTTTGTTCCTGAACCCGTAAATGGCGCAGATTATAAATAGCTGCCACGGTTCCAGCACTAGCAACTTGCCTGCGTCTGGGCCTTTTGTATGACGCAACTCGCTGGCAAACATTAAAAAATGTTTTACAAAATCAGCGTGAAATTCGTATGCCCAGGTTTTATCTTCAATCTGATTTAAAAACCGCTGGCAAGCAAGCGTGACGTTACGGCAAACTGGTATCTCGCCTTTGACTACTCGCACGGCATATAAAATGCCATCTTCAAAGTTCACGGGCCAGCCATCAATGCAGCAAATTTGCCGCTTTCAACTTTGTTGGTTGCTAGCCTGCCCCTGGGTGTTAGCCCTAATTCGTTCATTATCATAATGGCTCGGCCTAGCGCCCGTTCGCCTGTTGTCAAGTATGGGTTTGTGCCAACTGTTGCCCCGGCATTAAATTTAGTCACTGGCCCACCGGCTCTTGCGCCTTTGATGCACTTAACAAAAACGTCAAGTTGAAAAGCTAAAGCGCCAAGCAGGTGCTGATCTTGCGCCGAGCCAATACCGTAGGTATCCCAAAGAAAATCTGCGGTCGTGGTAATAAAAACATCCATGTCCCAAAGGTCAGGGTCGTCAAGCCAAACGGGTTTAGGTATACGTTGACGTATGGCCTCGGGCAGCGGCTTGCCTTTGTGCTCGGCTTTGGTGCCGTGGACGATGTGAAGTTCAGGTGGAAGTCGGTTCATGCAAAGAATCGTATCAGATTTTGATTGAGGCCCCCTTCCCCAACCCCTTTTGCGGGGAAAGCGGTTCGCGCTTGCTTTACAGCAAACCCAAAATATTTAAGTTTCTAGCCTTTTTTAGCCTAATTTTGTCAATTTTTGTCAATTTGTCAGCCTGTGCGCCCATTTTGGTGCATTGCATATTGGTAGTCGTCCTGGGTGTATGCCTTCTCGCCTTCCATTGTCCAATGTAGGTAGTTACCCTTACGCTCTTGGCCTGTCTTGTGACTGTGATCTGCATGACAAAGGGATTGGAAGATGTTATGCAGAAAGGCGTGCTGGCCTATATGCTTCCACGGAAATACGTGGTCTACGTGCTGTGCTGCCTCTACACGCCCTCTAGATAAGCAGGCTTGGCATAAGGGCTGAATGGATAGCTGGCGGCGTCTGATGCTGCGCCAGGCCGGTGTTTGGTAGATGCTGTCAGTCTGTCTAGCGTCTAGGTTGTCTTTGCCGCCGTGTTTGATGCAGTAGCTGTTCAGCTTGCTTCTTGGTTCCTTGCAGCCTAGTTCACCGCATTTAAGGTTGCTCGGGTATGTCGGCATTATTTGTTAGGCATAGGACAAGCCAATCGGGTGATATCCCCAACTTTGGCTATCCTTTCGGACTACCACCCCCATAAGGTCTAGGTTCTATTTCCAGAGCGCCCTATATCGTTGGGCTAGCCGTCACATCACCACGTTTGCTCTGTTCCTGTGATACCCCTAGCAAGTTCACGCGCTGGCTTGTCAGTAAAGCGCATCTCTTTTCTCGATAGCCACCGGGACATAGGTGCATTGTTTTGCCATCAGCAATCGGTACTGGAACGCAAAAAGCCACTTTCTACTGCGTTCTGATGGTGCAACATCATTTCCCTTGAAGGGGTAACGCATGAGAAAATGGCCTCATGTTGTCTTGTGTTGCACCACTTGACGGGTTTATTGTATCAGTTTTACATACCAAATTAAATATTTCGTACCGTCCGCAACTTTTGCAGTGCCAAGCCTCACGGTTTTTTGTCAAATCGTGTTGCGTTATGTCTCCACCGCATTGGCAAATTCTCAATTTAATGCCTTCATTGTCTTTTCGTGGGCTGCTTGCCACATGGTTTGTCGTTCCTGTTTGCTTAATTTTGCGCCTTGATCGACTTCCCAATGGCACGTTTGACACAGTGCCGCTACAAGGTTGTCGTCTGCCTTGATTCCTTTGGCTTTGCCGCCACCCCAGTTTGTATGTGCTGCCTGCACCATTTCCCCGCTGCCGCAATGCTGACAGTTTAGCAGGGCAACCCGTTTGAGCAATGCTTTGTCTCTGACGTATTGGTGTTTAGGATACATCAATGCCTTTTTGCGCTGCCCATGCGTATAAAAACTCAATAAATTCGCTGCTTTCGCCCGTAGTGAATTTGTGGCTTTGCAGGCCAAGCTGGACAATTCTCTCACCGTCCAGGCTCGGGCAGACTTTGCCGATTTTCCTGTTTGTGTCGTGCGCCCATTGGTCAACCAACAATCTTTTCCAATCGTCTGCTGTCCAGTTGCTGCCTGCTGCTGCCATCTGCTTGCTGATTTTGCCGATCAAGCTGTGAAACATCGCATTCTGTTCTGTGCTGCGGCGGCTTTGCTTGATTTCAATCGTCATTTTGTGCCCAGCCATCAGCATTGACTTGAGCATCGGCCAGACAACGGTCATCATTTCTTTGTGGGCCTGGACAGGTTCCCAGCAAGTGACTTTCATTCTTTTTCCCACCTAAATTTTGATTGACCTACAACTTCCTGCCACTCTCTGCCGGGTCGGTTCTGCCATCCTTGATCAGTTCTGCCTTTTAGTTCTGCAATGACTTTCCACCCTGCTCCTTTTAATGACGCGCCAGATTCTGATTGCAAAGTGTAAGTAACCATTTTTTGCCAACCCAATTCTTTAGCAGCGTTCCAACATCTTGCGTATAAGAAAGAACAGCAGCCCTTTGGCGCATTGTCAACCACACAACATCGTATTACTTCAACAGTTTGTCCGTCATCTAGCGACCTGGACACGGGCCTTGAAACAATTGCAACACCTTTGCATTGCTCACCATCAGAAACACCAACAGCAAAAAGTCCTCCAACTGGTGGTTTGTTGTGCCTATGAAAATTTCGAACAAAATTAATTGCCTCAGTCAGTTTCATAGGTATTGCAACAAGTTTCATGGTTTTTTACTGTAACTCTGGAACGCTGGCACAGGCGGGGGGTTTAGTTTACAAGCATGGCGGTTAGCCTCTTGCAATGATTGCCACGCCCAATTACAAGTTGTACAAACGTAATACGGCGGTTCTGATGCTGGTTTTACTTGTTTTAACATATTATTCCTCGTAACTGCTATCGTAATATTGAACTAAATCACATTCAACATCACCTGATTTGTTTAGTTGTGCAACTGTTTTTGCCACAATACTTCTAGCATCTTTTGGAAATGATTTTTGCAAAACTTCAATTAATGTACTTGTCCGAGTTCGTTCAATAGATATATCTTCAAATTTCTCTAAAATTTCTTTATCAAGTCGAGCAATTGTTTTATCCAATTCACTAACAAGTGCTTCTAATGCACGGATTTCAATTGATTTGTCCATTATTTTTCCTTAATCAAAACGTCAACACCACCAGTCTCGGCATACACCTTTGTTGTGTGAATCTCCACCACTTGCGAGTCATCACTGTAAACAATGCCATTCATTGCATCCATGAAAGATTTCACAACATTGTCCAGGTCTGGCTTCTTGCAAGGCCATTCAGAGCCACTTAAACACGCCTCTGCTCGCTTTTTGGGGTATGACTTAGGCACTGGTAGCCTGACGTAAATAAAAGCCTCTAGCGCCGTTTTAAGCGGTTCACTGCTTCCCATTGCTTGCAAGGCATAAAACCTTACTTGGTCTTCGTAGCTGGCGGTCTTGGCGTCGGTGTAGGTTGCGACAAAGTTTCCTCGTCGAGCAAACCGCGGTCGCCCTTTGCCGTGCGGCTGGCCTGGTACTGTGAACATGATTTGCATCATTTGATTGCCCTAATTCGCTCGATGATCATTGATCGCAATCCCGGAAAATCTTGTTCCAATTCCCGAAAGCGTTGAAGTAGGTACTCGCGGCGTCCATCCTTCAGGGCTTGATCCCCACCAGCTAACGCCATCAGTGCGTACGTCTGGATCAATGTCTCCAGTGAGTTCCAGGGCGGCGGTAATGTCGGCTTCGGTGTGGTTGTAGCCATTGCGGGTTTCGTCTAGCAGCATATGAGCCTGAAAATAATTCATAATCACCAATCCTTCTGTTGGTCAGGTTGTTTATACCAATCAGCCACAGGCTTACTCAACAACTGGCGATCTGCCCATTGCTTGTAAGTTGATGTAGATTGATTGACAGGCTTTGCGCCCCACTGATGATGGCTGCACTTAGGTGACGATCCTTCCATGCGTACAGACCACAAGTTAAAACAGCCGTTGACGCTGCACAGCAGATCAGATTTGCCCTCGGAGATTTCCTCTTTTTTGAAATTAGTTAGCGCCATGATATTTTCCCTCTACGATTTTTGCAAAATTGCTGGGTTTAAGAATCCATTCCAGATCGGCGGTAAACGCTCGTCCGTCTTTGCTGTTCACCTTGCCGACCAGGAATCTAGATTTTTGGATGTAACCAAAAAAGTCGTTAAACCAATCCAGCACTGCGCTTGCGCTGATCGGCTTATCCTTACCAAGTTCTGCCGCTACCTCTCGCCAGCGCTGCCGTAAGTAGCCCTGTCTAGCAGCATTCCAGACTTCAACCCTTCGCAAAGTGGGTAGCTGCTGGTGGTACAGGTCTATGACTCCCTGATGCTGACAGTCTGGCAACACAGGGCCACCGTCAGGTGGACATATATTGGTATCTATTGTGTTTTGTGTAATGGGTAATGGGTTCTGGGTAATGGGTACTGTGTTATGTGTAGCATTGCCTTCGGATTGCGTTCGCAATGCGTTCGCATCCCAACGGACTTTTGCACTCTGAGAAGCCTTCTGACTTTTCTCGCCAGCTTTGGCAATTTCACGTTGTACACGGTCTGAAACCCAACCTGAATCAGTGCGAATGAAGAACTCTTGCAATACGATGGCAATGCTTTCGCAATGCGTTCGCATACGAATATTCCGAGCCACTTCGTTGACTTCTAGCGGAATCGGTTTTTCGTGAAGGTAGATCCAGTCCAGCAATCGCCGGTAAGCTAGATCTTCAAGTTCTGACAGGTGTGCAGTGTGTGACTGATAGTCACCAATGTTGAACTGGTAGTAGTGCATTTTTGACCTTACTTCGTTGGCCTGCTTCACTGAGAAAGAACATCGGCAGGAGGGTGAAGAATCCTCTTTTCGTCCGCTAAGACTAGCCGTGCCCAAATTTTACTATGCAAACCACCCTGGTCGCAAGACTTTCAGCTGCCAGATGCGCTTCTCAGGAATCGTTTCCCACTGGCTGACAGCAGCGTCACTGATCTCCAGCAATGCCGCCAGCTTTGCCTGGGAGCCAGCAAGAGTGATCGCCTGTTCTTTAGTCATGCCGCATTGTAAGCCAGCTTTACAGAGTGAGAGCTGTCAATACCTGACTAAAGTTAAGGGAGATTAACAAAGTAGTTGACGCAAGCATTTAAGCTGGCTTATGATGCAGTCAATCCTCAACACAACGTAGAGGTCTTTTTAGGAGTAAGCAGCATGAACACACATCAAATTGAAGCGGCAGAGTACGAAGCAACATACAACCCAGCAGATCGATTTGCGGGCTTCGATTGTGGCGACAGAGACTATGACTACGAAGCAGCGCTTCAAGATCAGAACGAAGAGTTTGCACGCGAAAACGGCATTTTGTAAATCAATCAAACGGGGCTTCGGCCCCTGAAAGAACATCATGAAAACTCCCGTCTGGACAACTGGCTACAAGCCAACCAAAGAAGACTGTAAAGGTCTGTACAACTACAGCTTTGAGACGGCTGGCGGTCTTGTGCTGGACTGCTACTTGGCATTTGAAGCTGAAGAACGTGCCACTTACGATCACCCTGGCAGTGCAGTTGCCGTTGAGTTGATCTGGGCTTTGGTCGAAGGCGTAGACATTTCCGAGGTCATTGGCGATCTGGCTGGCACGATTGAAGAAGAAGCCTTGGAAGACATGGCAGTCAAAGCGGAAGATGACCAGTACGACAAGGGCCAGGAACGCTACGAAGATAGGAGAGACTCGGAATGAACAAACATACGCCAGCACCTTGGAAATTTACGGAGGGCGAATACTTCTACGTTAATGCGCGAGTTAATGGACAGCGAATCTTTATTCTTCAGCGAAAAAAGTCAGTTGTTGCCGCCTCAACCGCATATCAGGAAGCCGAGGAAGACCGTATTCGCGCCGACTGTCAATTGATAGCTGCTGCGCCTGATCTGCTGGAGGCGGCTGTTGCGCTTAAAGACGCTTGCAATCGGCCATCTGCTGCAAGAACAAGGGCAGAAGCGTGGAGGGCTTTAGATAAAGCCATTGCCAAAGCCACCGGGGATGCTGAATGAATCACTTGATCAACTGGACGCTGGCTGTAGCGACAGCTTTGGTCTTGTCTACCGCATACCTGCTGGACGGCCCTAGCGATCACCAGGCTGCAATGGATGCTGCGGCTGATGCCAAGGCTACTCAACGTGAACAAGCGGCTCTGGCGAGGTTTGAGAAGGCTGCACAACAGATGTGTGGCGATAACGCAGGCTGGAAGTTGCTGGAGAACGGCGCTGTCCAATGTTTTACTAAACGTGGAAAGAAAACTTTAAAGGTGCAATTATGAGTATTGATCAGATTCTGGCAGGCGTCACTGACGTTGCCAACCGTGCGTATGAGGGTGCTGACCCGGCTGACCGGCTGGCGTTTGAGGTTGGGATGTTGCATTCCAAGCTGCGGGAAATGTCGTACCTGCTGGCTAACGCCAATGAGCACATCAAAGAGTTGGAAATTGAACTTGCATACGAAAGGAAATGAAATGACAACCATCATGCTTCACCAAATTACGACGCTCGAATTGACCGAGACAAATGCACTAACCACCAGTTCAGGCAGTTTGTTCTGGAGGCGCAAGCTGATCGTCACTGATGACAAAGGCAACAGAACTGAGATTAACTTGTTTGCTGAAAACAAAGAACCATTGGAAATCAAGGAGGTTGCATGAAAATCTACCAAGCAATCAACGCTGTACAGGCGGAACTATCTACCATTGGCATCACCAAAGATCGCACGAACTCGCAAGGATCTGGTTACAAATTCCGCGGCATTGATGATGTTTACAACGCGATCAGCCCACTCCTGGCTAAACATGGGCTTTGCATCCTGCCGCGAGTGTTGACCAGGGAATGCGTAGAACGCTCCAGCAAGGCCGGGGCAGCTTTGTTCTATGTGACCGTGGAGGTTGAGTTTGATTTTGTTTCGGCAGAGGATGGCAGCAAACACACTGTTAAGACCTTTGGCGAAGCAATGGACAGCGGCGACAAGGCCACAAACAAAGCGATGAGCGCAGCTTACAAATACGCAGCGTTTCAGGCGTTCAGCATTCCCACTGAATCAGACAATGACGCGGATGCATCCACCCATGTTGTGCAATCTCAGCCAGCACCCAAAGCAACAGACGCCACTATCAATATGCTTCTGGATGACATTGCCGAATCCAATACGCACGACCTGCTTAAAGAAGCATTCTTCAAGGCCATCAAAACAGTGGGTAATGATGCTGACGCCCGAGATCGAATCACCAAAGCAAAAGACGAACAGAAAGCAAAACTATGAGCATCCTATTTCGCGCAAGCGCCCTGTCAGCAATCATGACCGACGGCAAGGGCAAAGATGAACTTTCTGTCGGGGCTAAGACTTACGTGACCAAGCTGGCCAAAGAGTTTATTTACGGCTACGACGAACGGGTTACCAGCAAGTACATGGACAAGGGCATCCAGGTCGAGGACGAATCCATTGATTTGTACAACGCCGTACACCTGACCAGCTACAGCAAAAACACTGAGCGCAAGAACAACGCCTGGATAACTGGCGAGGCTGACATTGTTGCTGATGACCGAATCATTGACATTAAAAGCAGCTGGTGTCTGACCACCTTCCCGGTGCTGGCTGACCAAGGTGAAGACAAGGGCTACGAATGGCAGCTACGCGCTTACATGATGCTGTGGGACAAGCCAAGGGCAGACATTGCGTATTGCCTGGTCAGCACTCCCGAGGCTTTGATCGGCTGGGAGAATAAAGCGCTTCACCAGGTTGACCACATCAACCGCGAGTTGCGCGTGACCGTTGTTCCTTATGTCCGAGACTCGGTAATGGAAGACAAAATCAAAGTCAAAGTCGAAGCGGCACGGGTCTATTACGACCAGGTTATTCAAGAAATCAGCAATCAACACACTTACTCTTACTGAAAGAAATCATGGCAATCTCTAAAGAAATTAGCTGCATCGTCGGCACATACACAAATGCACAAGGCCAGCAAAAAAACCGCTATCAGCGTATCGGCAGCATTATCCAGACGCAGCGAGGCGAGATGCTCAAGCTGGACGTTATCCCATTAAAGGAAGGCGGATGGGACGGTTGGGCATATCTGAATGACCCCAAGCCTAAAGAGCAGTACCAGGGCTTGCCAAAAGATGATGACGGCGATATTTCATTTTGAGGAGAAGACAGCATGAGTGGCGGACACTTTAACTACAAACAGCATTCATTGTTGGACATGGCTGACAGCATTGGCTCTGCCATACTGAGTAACGATAGTACCGAGAAGGATGAATGGGGCTCAGACATTGGTCGGCACTACACCCATGAAACCATCGTTGAATTTGAGAAGGCAGTGAAGGCGTTGAAGCTGGCTTACGTTTATGCACAGCGCATTGACTGGCTGCTGAGTTGTGATGACGGAGAGGATAGTTTTCACATACGGCTACAGGCACAACTTGGAGAACTGAAATGACACAACCAGAAGCCTTGCGGCTGGCTGAAAGATTGGAACGTTATGCAGCCGGTGATAAGCACCAGCGAGACACAGAAGAAGCCGCCGCCGAACTGCGCCGACTCCATGAACTTAATCAGGAACTGCTGGCGGCGTTGAAGATGGCCGAGCCTCTGCTTCAAGCAATGCTAAACAACATGGTTAGATATCTTCCGCAGTACGAAAAAATGCCAGCACTAGATCAAGTCCGTGCAGCTATAGCTAAAGGAGAAGCCAAATGAAAGACGATGATGTTGAAGACCTGTTTGCGTGGGGCTGGGGTGACACTGCCGTTGCCATTGTCCTCGCGCTGCTGGCGCTAGTGGCGCTGTCCTTTTTTGCGGGGTATCTGACATGACTAAAGACGATATTGACAAGCTGTGGCACCAAGCTATGAGCGACTCTATCAAAAACGGCGAAGACTTTACACGACACCGCTTTGCCCACCTTGTTGCCGAGGCAGAACGCGAGGCTTGCGCTGCAATCTGCGAGCAGGAAGAAGAACTCAGAGACCATACGCCGTTTGACGCTGCTTTAAGAATCAGAGCAAGGGGATGTGATGACAGGATTTGATTCAAAGCGCAAGATGGCACTAGCCAAGTTGGACGATAACGGTGACACGCAAGTTGACGCCGCCGTGCTGACCATCGTGTACCAGCGGGGGTTTGCCGACGGCAAGAGAGCAGCACAGCGCAAGCCGCTGACATTAAATGCAATGACCGCTATTGAAGAAAAAGTTTATTTGCAAACAACACACAAGGGCAAACCTTCGTTTGAGTACGCACAATCGCTTATTCGCGCCACCGAAGCCGCTCACGGCATCAAAGAGTAACTATGACTGAGCCATTACCCTGCCCGTTTTGCGGACATGTTGGGCTATCGCACCATGAAGGCTCAACGTTTCGATGGCTGGTGACTGAGTGCAACGGCTGCGGCGCTCAGTGTGGCGAAGAGCGCATCAACACAATGACGATGGAGCGTAGCGCAGCGTTTGAGCAGGCCAAAGAAGCCGCCATCAAAACGTGGAACACCCGAGCAGCACAGCCAGAGCAGGAGCCTGTGGCGTGGTATCACGATGACTTTGACACGTTAGAGTTGAGTCGCGTTCAGCGTGTTGGATGGAAGCCCCTTTACACCACCCCACCCGCAGCACCTGTGCAGGAGCCTGTGGCGTGGGCTGTACAAGGGACTACCCAAATGATTCGCGGAGAATTTGCAGAACTTGACGCAAAATCAAAAGCAAAACGTATTGGCGGAACTTGTGTTGCTTACCCCCTGTACACCGCCCCACCACAGCGCTCTTGGGTAGGGCTGACGGATGAGGAAAAAAAGAAAATTGCAACGGTAGCGGGATGCACTGATGACGATGACGGACATATTGTCACGGAGATTTTTAGACTTGCTGAAGCCAAACTAAAGGAGAAGAATCATGACCTATGAAGAGTTTTTAAAGTTTGTTCCAGCCAAGTGCATCCATGAAACCCTTTACGAGGACACCGAGGGCCGACCAATACTTGTGATCAGTATGCTTGATGCGTATGACATGGTAGACAAAGCACAACGCCCGTGGCAGGGTCTGGAAGCAGAAGAGATACTTAATTTGTTTGATATAAGCAATGTCTACGGCAGCAAGTGGGTCGAGTTTGCCCGTACTGTAGAAGCCAAACTGAGGAGCAAAAATGGTCACTGAAAACGACGAGTTTGAGCGAATTGAGCGCGAGATTAAATGGCGAAAAGAAAAAGCTGACGCCGACTTGATGGTTGTCTATTCATTGAGGCTGACCAAGAGCCAGCGCGTCAAGCTGCTACAACTCGGTGGGCCGCAGTGGATTAGGAATCAGATTGAACGATCTGCCTAACTTCTCGGCCTGGGAGCGTCAGACGCTGGACAGGTTCGCCCTGGACGCTTACCTACGGTTGCAGGCCCAACAGGAGGCGTTGGAGCAGCTACGGCAAGACTTGCGGGATGCGATGCAGCTGCTACGCAAAAACCCGAACCCCCTGTCGGTCAATAATTAACGCCTGGCGCCGGGGCTTGTCGCTGATGCTGATGTGCGTCCACCTGTCAAACTCGCGAATGATCTGGTCATAGGGCAAGTGCAGCAACGCCCTCACAACGGCATCAGGAGCCATCCCAGGCACTCGGAAGTCAGCAGCTAGTCCTAGCCTATGCTGAGAAGTATCTTTGCTGCCCACAGCGTCATTCACTGCTTTGGAGCGAAACGCTGAGTTGATCATTATTGGCTTGCCGCCCAATGTGGTTTTGACAGTCTCCAGAAACTCAGCTAGCCGCTTGATGTTAACCAACTCAGTAGCGTTCGGCGTGTTGTCCAGTAGCCGGTGATCAGTGTGGGTCAACTCGGCAAGGGTAAAGTGCGGGGTCATTTTGATGCTACGCCTTGGGTTTTCTCAAACGTCCTTAGACCGCCCAGGCCAAGCATACCCATCATCAACTGCCACAGGTTGTCATCCAAGCCGGGGAAGGCCAGCGCAGGCATAAAGGCAACCAGCAGAGGTCGAGCCAGATACTGATAGCCCATCGCTAGGGCGCAGACCCAGCCGATTGCTGGACGCCAGCCGCTGACAAACACAGACGGGTTGCTGGCCTCGGCTTTGTTGATCTCGGTCTGGGCAGTCATTGCTGCCAGTTCGCCTGACTGTTGCAGCTTGAGCAACTCCAACCTTGCTGCATCCTGGGCAGCAGGATCCGGAATCAGCTTGTCAATCAGCTTGCCGCCGATGCCAAGGATAGCGTCGAGTCCAATCATTTCGGTTCTCCCTCATCGTGTGATAGTTTGACGCCAGCCAGCAACCCGATAAACCCGCCAACAATGGTCTGAAATGCCGGGGAGATGAGTTTGAAGATTTCCGAGTTGTCCACTTTCTCGTCGAACAAGCCAGTCATCAGCACCGCTACCATACCCACAACGACAATGCACAGGGTAAAGCTGACCATGAGCGTGACGGCAAAGGTGAGTTTGGCTTTCATTTGTCTTTGCGGTTAAATATCTCAAACAAAGTTTTTACTTTTTCTTCTAGCACGGCAATCTTAATATCCATCTTTGCCAGCACAATGATCAGCGTTATTAGCGCCAGCAGCATGGGCCATCCCTTCGCCAGTGCTTCCAGAAATTCCATGATTACCTGTGTAGCGTAAGGCTGGCATAAACAATGGCAGACATAGAAAAGATAAGCACTCCTGCGGTCTTAATAAGGATGCCCTCAAGCCGCTTTAGCCGTGCGTTGATCTGGTCGTAGCGCTCGGCACAGACCGCCTCATGGCTAGAGAATTGTGATTCAAGGCTCATATCAATATCCCGCTTTAGTTCTTGCTTCAATTTCATATGGGCTTTTCAAGTAGCCGTAGCGCAGCAGGTACCAGAAAATCTTGACTGTCCACTTAATAGCCCCGTCACGCTCAATCTGTGCAACGTGGACTGCTTCATGTGCTGCGAGAGGTGCGTTATTTTCCTCACCCGGTCGGCAGTAGACGGTCTTCCACGGCATCGTGATTGCCAACGAGTTGCTGGCTTTTAGGAACCACAGAACGAGGAGAGGGGCGGGTTTCATACGGCCCAAGGCAGTGGTGGGGTCACCACGGGTGGGTTGATCTGGTAGTCGATCTGTTGCTGCACAGCGGCCTCGGTAGCGTCTTTGTCCACGCCGTTGTCCCAAATCCAGCCTAGCACTTGCTCTTGCGTCAGGTCGGCGTAGGGCGTGAAGGTGCCGGTAGGCGTAGGCACAGAGCAGGTGGAGTAGATGCTGCTGGAGTAGGTGCCGTCAGTGCCAGAGCAAGTCCAGTGGCAAACAATTACGGTGTCGGGGTTCTGCTCAGTGGTTGAGCAGTTCATTGCGGTGATTGTCCAAGTGATTTGGGTCATGGTTTGCTTTCAAGTTGTGCCACACGGGCGCGGAGGGATTGGAGTTCTGCCCACATCACAGGGATAAGGGCAGCGGCATCCATCTGTTGATACACAGGTTTGCCGTCTTTGTCTACTGCGTCTTTTTCACCAGTGTGCGCGTAAGCAGGGACTTCGTGAGCGATAAACATTGGACGCTCTTGTGTAGCCCATTTCATCTTACCCATGTAAACAGGTATAGAGTCAATCAATGCACCGCTGTTAGTTACAGGGCCGTTGATGTCTTTGGCTCGGTAGTCAGAGGTTGTGCCATAAACAATTAAGCCACCTGTACGGTTGTATGTAATGCTTCCCCTCGATGTATAACTTGTTTCTGTTGCAAAATTAACCCATACATTGTCACCAGTAGTTCCAGAATTCCATGCTCTTATAGGAAAAGCATTTGTGCTATCTGAAGTTTTAAATATACATACATCACCAGCACCAGCATCGACAGCAATACGGCTAGGAAAACCAGCACCAGCGCCTGCCGTCGTAGTCCCCACCAGCAAGTTACCGCTGGAGTCGATACGGGCGCGTTCTGTAGCATTTTCTTTGAACGCTAAACCTGCTGGCTCATCAGAACCAGTGGCACGAATTGTTGCAATGTAATAACCAGTTGATGCGCCAGTGTGGGTCATGCCAATTTGGTTATTTACAGAACCTGATGACCCAGCAGAAACAGATGTGGTTAAACGTGCTAAAGCAGTTGTAGTCCCCACCCCCAAGTTACCGCTTGCATCCAGCGTCATTGCTTGGGTGAAGGTGATGGCGTTACCTGCTGTGCCTGATGCGGCGTTGAACCACTGATGCACTCCTTGATTTTGAACGTATTGAGAAGCGGGGCCAGTAACTACATATTTATCCCCTCCGTTGTAATACCAATTTGATGACAACGCTACTATTGGGGCAACGGAGGCGGTGTATGCAGCAACCGACCCGCCATTAACTAATTGCAGCCCTTTGTAAACGGTATCCCAAGCACTCGGAGTAACCCCCAAGCCCAAGTTACCGGTGGAGTCAAGGCGTAGTCTTTCGTTATCGTTGTAATCAATAGTAAAGGCATTGGTTGAACCTTCCATCGTTAGGTCGTACCAATTACCAGCACCTGCATTTTGACGGAAACGATAAATCAGGTCTTTGGCGGCGTTGGTGTTTGTTTGTTGAATTAACGTGTTAGATGCGTTTGACGATGAGAATTGTGCGGGGACATTTCCAGTGGATAAAACATCCAGCTTGTACCCCGGCGAAGTCGTCCCAATACCCAGCCCTGTGCTAGTGAGGCGCATTTGTTCAGCACCCGCAGATGTCAACCATGTAAACAAACCCGTTGAACTGCCCGGCAGTATGAAATTCATCTCAGGAGATGACGCGCCAAACCCCCCGCTAATCTGCCCATATTCAGTTGAAGCAGCGAAGAAACCAATTTGCGCTTTTGTGTTTGCCCCGGTGCCAATGTTTGACAGCTTCAACAACTGTGATGTTGCTCCGCTAGAGGTGCCAGAAGTTGTCAGCGTTGTCCCATCAAACGTCAGCGCAGTACCAGTAGTCAGCACCTTGGAGCCGTCAAGGTAAGCCACGCCGTTGGCTGTGCCGCCTGAGAGGGTTACAGCGCCCGTAGCACTCAGCGTCCCGGTGACTGCTAGGCCGGTGGAGGAAATATTAGTAACTGTTGTATCGGCAATTTTTCCGTAAATCGCACCAGCACCATCAAACTGAAATCCAGCCTTTACAGTACCCGCACCTGCGCCGGTATATGCGTAAAGATAACCAAGTGTAGGAACTTTAAAGTCACTTCCAGAAGTAACTGCCCCCGTAGCACTCAGCGTAGTAAAAGCCCCCGTCGTAGGCGTTGTAGCGCCGACAGTGCCGTTAATGTTGATTGAGGCAGTGCCGGTCAGGTTTGTCACTGTGCCGCTGCTGGGTGTGCCGAGTGCGCCGCCGTTGACGACAGGAGAGCCAGCAGTACCTACGTTGACCGCCAACGCAGTTGCAACGCCTGTTCCCAAACCGTATACGCCTGTGGAAATTGGCAAGCCTGTGGCGTTCGTTAGCGTAACTGATTGCGGCGTTCCAAGGTCAGGCGTCACCAACGTAGGCGAAGTGCTAAACACCAAGTTGGTTGAGGTCGTGCCTGTTGCGCCAGCCGCCGTGTAGCCCGTGATGTTGTTAAACGATGCTATGCCTGCACTTGTTGCGTTTGTGCCGCCCAGGGCTACTGTGACGGGTGCGGTGAGGCTAAACGCTGTGCCGGTTAGCGTCAAGCCAGTGCTGGCGGTGTAGCTGCCTGCTCCAGCAAATTGCACAAATGTAATTGCCGTGGTTCCAAGAGTTCCACCAGCGTTAGAGGTACAGACCCAGCCCGTGTCGGCGTATAACGTGCCTTGTTCAATAAAAGTAAATGCGCCAGGCACTTCCAGCCAAACATTCATGTCGGTTGATCTTGCCCAGGCTCCAGCGGCTACAACGTAAATCCCGTTTTCTGCTGGCGCTGTTTGGTCTTTGACTAGGCACCTGTCTGCCGCAATCAAAGCTACGCCGTCAATCGTTTGCGTGCCAGATAACGTGATGTTTGTGGTAGTTGCGGCTACGCATGAGGCTTTCGGGTCTAGTCCTTGAGCAACATTGTCAACATAGTCCTTGTTTGCAATGTCAGTGCTTGCTGATGGGCTAGTTGAGATTGTGCCTGCTGTGACAGACAGATTAGCAATCGTGCCAAGGCTGGTTAATGATGAGCCAGTAACGCCTGCCGCCAGTGTGCTGCCTGACAACGTGCCAGCCGGTGCAATGACTGCTGCTGTAGTAATGCCAGTCGTCAAACCTTTGGCATTTATTGTTACTACCGGGATAGCGGTGCTGCTGCCTGTTACGCCTGCTGTTGCTACGGTTGCCAGCGTGCCTGTTGCTGTGACGTTTGCAGACCCGTCAAAACTGGGCGAGGTATAGGCTAAGTCGCCCGTGATTTCAATTGTCCTGCCTGTTGCCAAGGCGGTGGCTGTGCTTGAGTTGCCTGTCAATGCTGCTGTTACAGTTCCTGCGCTGAAATTGCCGCTTGCGTCCCTAGCCACGATTGCGCTTGCGGTGTTTGCTGATGCCGCTGTGGTTGCTGAGTTGCTGACTTTTAATGCGGTAGCAATTGTTGCCAGCTTAGTGTCATCAATGGCGGCAGATGCGTTTATGTCAGCGTTGACAATCACGCCTGCGGCTATAGCAGTTGCGTTGCCAATTGATGTAATGTCGCCCGTTAGGTTTGCGTTTGTAACTACGGTTGTTGCATTGCCAACCGATGTGACCATCCCGGTCAAATTAGCGTTAGTAGTGACATTGCCAGCAGTCAGGCCAGCAGCAGTGCCGGTGACGTTTGTCATTACACCTGATGCTGGAGTTCCAAGGGCTGGCGTGACTAATGTTGGCGATGTGGACAACACTGTATTTCCAGTGCCTGTGCTTGTTCCGACTCCAGTGCCGCCGTTGACTACCGGCAAAATGCCAGTGATATCAGCAGTTGATAGACTGATAGCGTCCCAAGACGCATTTGTTCCGTCTGTTTGAAGATACTTATTAGCTTGACTTGTCTGCGCTGGAAGCAAAGCATTAAGGCCAGCAGTTGCCGTTGTTTGACCAGTACCGCCAAGATTAACCGGCACCGTTGTCAAACTAATCGTAGAACCAGTGATGTCAATTGGGCTTGTTGCGTTGTATTGGATAACGCCGACAGGCCCAACCGTTTGGGTCGTGCCGTTGGTGTAGGTAATAAGCAGGTAGTTTGCTTGGTTAATGACAACCAAGGAAATGCTTGCAATCCCAACACCTGCTACGCCTCGGTCTAAACTGACGGTGACATTGTTGCCGTCTACGACAGTGACTTGCATATTTGCCATGATTTATTCCCCTTAGATTTTTATGATGCCGTCTGACCGTACCAAAAACATTAAGAAAATAATGCTGTCATCGGCAGGCGTTGGCGAGTTAGCGGGAAATGAAATTTTGATGCGCCCAGAAAAGCACACTGGATTGTTAACGTCAATGCCTAATTCGGCATCGGTTGTCAGCAGTCCCCAAGTAGAGTCGTTGATCGTGACAGTAAATGAGCCTGCCGCTGTGACAATGTTGCTGACGGTTAGTGCGACTGCCGTTGGTGGTGGTGAAAAATCTCCAATGTCAAATACTAGCCCGTTGCGAGTGTCAATTAGATTTGTGACAGTGCGCCGCAGGATTTGAGCGTTGATGGTAACGCCGGTCAAATCTACTGGTTGTTGGACGCCTGCGGAATCTGCGGCTGTAAGCGTCAGGTTCCAATACGTTTGTTGGTTGTAGACCAACTCGCCAGCGATAACGGGATTGTCAAATCCAGATACCTGCGAAATTGTATTCTTAGAAAATTTTGCCAAGATGTTCCCCTGCTCGGGTGGTGACGCTCCCCGCTGACTCGCAGGGCTACGATTCTTGTCTTATGACTTCATAATGTAGCACAGTGCGTAGTACGGTGGCAAATTGGCGTTAGTGCCGCTGCTTCCTTCAGTGCTGTTTGTGCCTCCAGCAACCACTGATGATGTATTGCTTGTGCCGTTGTACCAAGCACCAGAATTTGAACCATCTGCCAAACCGTTGCCAGTGCCGCCAACTGTGTGGTCGTGAGCAGTGCCTGTAAATGTGTGCGTGTGGCTAACAAGAATTGCATTGGCAGAACCGCCACTGGCAGCAACCGCATACGTTGACCCTGCGCCAACAATAAACCTGTCCCGCAAATCAGGCGTGCTGCTTGTGCCGTTGCACAGTAGCCAGCCGGTCGGTATGCTTGCTTGTGAGCCTGACCAAATAATGATGCCGCCTGATGGCACTGCGTAAACGGCTTGGGCAACGTCTAAATTAGTCCTGGCTGTTGCTGCGCTAGTTGCTCCTGTGCCGCCGTTAGCAATTGGCACTGCACCGACTAAACCATCCGTGGCATCAAGTTGGCCTGATGTGTTGAGGTTGTTGGCTAGTTGTCCTAGATTAAAGGCTTGAGTCATTATGCTGCTCCATCTCTTGCAAATGTTTGTTGATTTAACAAAGTAAAATTATTTGGGATTGCAGTGACAAGGTTGTAGTTTGCTGCGCTGGCGGTGTAGTCGTAAGTTTTGGCAAGGATAACCCCGTTAGCGTAGACTTCCATTGCCAATGGATTGCTAGCAAATGTGTATGTTAATGCGCCATTGACTGAATACGCCACGCTGTTTGTTACGTTGCTAGCTGGGACGCCATAATTGTTTGGCGCGTAAAGAATAACTGTTATCTTGCCTGTAACTGCGCCTGGAAATCCAACAATTGCAGGGCCAGATAAATCGTAATCAACTTCGCTAAATTGCACGCCGTTAACGTAAATTGACTCAAATCCATTTTGAATGGTAATGCTAGTTGGCGTATAAGTCGTAACAGCAGTAACGTCTGCGCTGTACCTTGTCCAAGGTCGATAAGTTGATGCGGCTGCTCTATATCGGTAAACATTGTCATTTATTGCTGCGCCTGCAATTGTTCCTGTAAAGGTTATGACTTTGGTAGTTGTGTTTACGGTGCTGACTGTGTACGTTGTTGGTGTTCCAACATTTGTAAAAGTTAACAATTCACCCGGCAAAATATTTTGGTAAGGTTGGTCAGCATAGGTAATAGTTGTAGAAGTAACAGCAGTAATTGTCAATCCTAAATCTTCATAATAAACTGATGTGCTAACTGCCCTCATGTTTATGATAATGACGGTATCATTTACTGTACACGCTGTTCCCAAGACTACGGTTGTGCTTGTCTCGGTGTATTCTGTGGTATCAAGCAGCAAACCATTTTTAAATACTAAAACATCACCAACAATGTGCGTTACAGAAAATGTTGTTTGCGCTGCTGTGGCTTGGAATGTTGACTCTGTGTAAAAAAACCCGTCTGGGGAAGTAAACCCCACTACTCGCCCAAACACATCAATTGTTAATGTAGCAGCGGCAAAACTTTTAGAATAAACGCCTGCGCCAAAGTTTAGGAATTGCGCCAGCTTGACCACCATTGTTCCGTTGGTGTTGTTGCTAACAGAAATTAAACCATCTTGCGCTGAAATTGAGGTTGTACCGACTGAGGTTAATTGCCCTGTGCGTGCATCTAAATCAATGCTGTTAATGCCGTCTTCCAAACCTAGCCATGACGTACTATCATACACCGCTGTATTAGTCGGGACAAATGCAGCGTTTAAATTTACAAACGATGCGCCGCCAACTGCAAAACTAAATTTACGATTGCTGCGGTTTACAAATAACAAATACAAATCAGTTGAAAAATTAGAAGATGCTTGATACCAAGTGTAGTCGGATGCGTTAGGACTGCCTGTCGTGCTAGGCGTGTTTTGCAGGCCATAGTACGCTTTGTTTCTTGGGTTGGTAGTAAAGCCTGTTCCCACTAGATCGTTGCCGTAGCGAACATTGATGTAACGCTCCGTGTATTGAAAAGTTGTTGGACGCCATTGCAAGACTGTTGAGGCTACAGAATATGCGCTGGTTGCAATCCCGTTTACCAATCGGGCAAACAGATACCAATTACCGCCTGGCAGTGTTGCCGATATGGTTGGCAGCGATTGATTAGGTGAAATTGGTACGCCGTTGCTTGGAACTTGCGTAAACCCGAGCAGGTATAGCTGACCTGGTGTTGGGCTGGAAAATGCTGAGTACCATATCTCTGCAACAGTTACAAAACTGGCGGTGCCAACATACGGCTGTACAGTAATGGTCGGCACTGCTGCTGATGGGTAACTAACGGTGACTGTTGGCGCAGGCACTACACCAAAAAATGACGGGTCTGTGATTTGCGTATTTGGTGCTGGGCTGTATTGGACTATGGTGGCGTTGTCGTAGACGGCAGCGTTATATTCGTTGAGTTCAAGACTTGCGCCCAGATTGCCGTCGGGCAGCGATATCTCGCTGACTTTCATTACCCTGAACAGTTTTGCGCTCCAGCCGTAACTGGTGTTTGTGACAGATACCACATCGCCTGCGTCTAGCTGAATGGCTGGATAGGCCGCATTGATGCCGACAATCAAATCTTCCCTGGCCTGCTCTAGCACTCGGTTTGCCAAGTAGCTGACTTGGACCGACTCGTTTATCAGATCAAAATTGCATGAAAATTTATTGATTGGCTCGTTGGCGTACAGCAGGTTTGCAGGGGTTTCAAGATAAACCAAATCTCGCTGGTCACGGTTTAATTTGTTGGGAAATTGCGCCTCAATTTGATTGATTGAGTTTGCAATATCTGTCAAGCTAACTTTTATGTCGCCAATGATGTTGGTGTCATCAAACGCATAAGCCGTGCTTTCCGCTTTGTTGACCACGATTGACCATTGCCCAGACGCTGCGTTATAGGCGTTCCAACTGTCGCAGGCCAGCATGATGCGGTCAATGTTGGCAAGGACATTTTGCCCTGTGTCTAGCACGCCGTTGATGCGGTATCTGGCTTGCGTTGCAGGGTTGCCGCTGCTGTCAGTAAACGTAATCGTTTGGTCTGAATAGGTGTTAAGCGCAGTTGCAGATGCAGTGTTTATTAAGCCTGCTGCCATACCGCCGCCGTAGACTTCATTGCCCAAATAGTCTGCCCATACATCCCCTGGCTTGGCTGCACCTGTGCCGTTTAGATTTTGCGTGACATTGAATGTGATGGCTTGTAGATTTGTGGTGCCTGCGTCTTGGTTGTAGTTGAGTTTTACAATTGCAAATGCTAAACCATTCATCTGTCGGACGGCAGCAGGCCAGCGTTCTGCTGCAATTATGTCTGCGCCGCCCATTGCGGTATTGGGTGCGCTGCCCGTAATGGTAGTGATTACACCGGCATCAGTTGAGGTGTACAAGTTGATGTAAAGATAGCCGCTAATTTTTGTGTCTACATTGCCAGCGCCGTCTGTCAAGCTGACAACTTTGGTCAAGTCTGTTGCATCAAAAGTCACCAATCGGTCGCCGTAGTAAAACTTGGTACGGTCAAAACTAAACTGCCCATTAGGGCTAATGCTGCTGATCGCCAGCACGTAGTACATAGATTGCTGGTCAATCGTCAACACTGCGTCCACAAATGTGCCGCCCATGTAGGCGTTGCCGTAGACAATAGGTAAGGTATTGGTGGTGTTAGGTGCTACCTGTTGTCTGACGCCTTGGTCAACGGGCTGGTTTGCTGTTGGGTCATTTGGGGCAAATA